GAGAAGATGGAAGACCACCTCGCCGAGCAGATGCCCCTCACCTACGCCGCCTTCAACAGGAACAAGCGGGTGGCACCGTGAGCGAGAGCCCCATCGTGAGCGTCGAGTGGCGCCGCACCAAGTGGACCCCCGCCGAGCGCGAGCGCCTCGCCCGCATCCTGCTCGGACCGATGGCGCGAAAGGACTGAGTTAGGTACAGTTACACACGGCCCCCACGCCCCCCGAGTCTTCTGATTCGGGGGGCTTCGACGTATCCAGATGCAGTCAAGAGAGGGAGATCATGAGCAAGAAGGCCCTGCCGCGACAGCGCAAGGTGCTCCGCGTGGCCATCTACCTGCGCGTATCCACATCCAAGCAGCTCGACGGCTACGGCCTCGATGTGCAAGACGAGCGATGCCGCGCATGGGTCGACTACCAACTGAAGAACATCCCGCACACCATCGTGGACGTCTACTGCGACGGTGGAGTGTCGGGCAAACTTGCACACCGCGAAGACCTGGACCGCCTGACGGCCGACATCGAGGCCGACCTGATCGACGTCGTCGTCTTCGCCAAGCTGGACCGCATCGGCCGCACGATGCGCAACATCCACCGCTGGGTCTACGACGTGACCGACCACGGCGTCCGCGTCGCCACTGCGGACGGACGCATCGACTCGCAGGACGACATGTTCGGGATTCAGCTCTCCCTCCTGGCGTACATGGCCGAGGTCGAGCACGCGCTGATCCTGGAGCGCACCATGGGCGGCCGGGTCAAGAAGATCTCCGGGGGAGGGTGGGCCAGCGGCACCCCGCCCTACGGATACATGCTCGACGAGGACGGCGAGCCCGTCGTCAACCCCGCCGAGCTCAAGCAGATCGAGCTGTTCGCGAACCTGGCCATCGACCGGAAGCTGTCCCGAGGCGAGGCCGCCAAGGCGATGAACGAGGCCGGCAACCGCACCCGCACGGGCAAGCTCTGGGAGGGCAACAACCTGATCCTCCGTATGCGCCTGGCGATCCGCGGGTACGTCGACTTCAACTTCTCCGGCATGAACGAGGACGGCGAGGAGGTCACCACCTCCTACCGACTGGAGCTGCCCCCTCTCTTCGAGAACGAGGCCCGCCGTAAGGCCCTGGAGGCCGTCCTGGAGGACATGAAGGGCGCCCCTCGGACCACGTACAGCAACCACCTGCTCTCCGGCCACCTGATGAGCCAGTGCGGCCACAGTCGGTACGGCGTAGCCCGCTCCGAGCACAACGACGTGATCTACCGGTGCTCGAACACGGCCACGCTCGACGAGGGCCACACCTGCAAGCAGATACCCGGCAAGGAGACCGAAGGGTACGTCTGGGGCGAGGTCGCCAAGCTCCTCGCGAACCCTGACGAGATCATGGGGCTCGTTGACGAGTGGCTGGGCTCCGTCCCCGACCGCGCGGAGTCCTACCGGGCCCGCCTGCAAGAGATCGACTCCAAGCTGAACAAACTCCAGACCACCAAGCGCAAGAAGATCGCGCTCCTGGTTGCCGCGCTCGACGGGGACGACGACGAGGACCAGGCCCTGGTCGAGGAACTGAAGGAGGAGATCGCCTCCAAGATCAAGGAGCTCCGCGAGGAGCAGGAGCGCATCACCGAGTGGCTGGAGGAGGCCGAGCACAAGGAGGAGAAGGCGCAGGGTATGCGCTCGGTCATTGACCGGATCGGTGCCAACGTTCTGGATCTCTCCACCCCCGACAAGAAGCGCGTCCTGGAACTCCTCCAGGTGCGGGTCGACATCGTCGGCGAGAGCAAGTCCGGGCGGGCGGGTGGCAGCAAGGACCCGATGCAGGAATGGCACCGAGAGAAAGGGATCGACATTCCGCTCGGGGTCTCCGACGAGCAATGGGGCCGGGTCGAAGGCATCCTGGCAGGAGGACGGAAGCCTAAGCCCGAGGACCGGGCGTGCTTCGAAATGCTGCTGGAGAAGCTGCGCGAGAACAAGGGGTGGCACGACTACGACCGGGACGATCGCATGGGCGGGAAGGGCTGGCAGTTCTTCTACCGGCTCGCTCGCCGCTGGTTCATGGACGGTATGTATGCCGCAGCCCTGGAGGCCCTTGCCCCGTACGTGGGGGTCGCAACTCCTGTTGGCTACACTCTGCCTCCCATGAAGATTTACGGTGCGATAGACGATTCCCCGGAGGATGTAGTGAAAACTGAAGTAGGTGGGCGAACTGCTTCCACCAAGGGGATTCGCGCGACCGCTTCAGGTTTCGAGTTCGAGATCGGCAGCGCAAAGACCGCCTGACCTGCAACAACAAGAAGCCCCCGCCATGTGGCGGGGGCTTTCTGCTGTCTACTGGCACCTACTCCTCGGCCGCGGGGGTCTCGTTCACGTAGGAGCCCATGCCCACCTCGGTACGGACCGAGCCGTCGGCGCGGAGAGCCCGAATGACCTTCTGCCCCGTGACCGTCGACATGCCGAACTCTTCAGAGAGTGCGAGCACCGAAGGGATGCGCGAATTCGGGGGGTAGGTGCCGTCCGCAATCCGTTCCAGGATCACTGCGTATACCTGCCGCCACTTCGGTCTCGTCTCATCCAGTTCCACATGGTCGACCGTAGTTTCCTGTTGCATACGCCGCGAGTAACAGTGGATCACTCAGAGCAATACCGAACCCTTCCTAGATATGCCATGCTGTACCACACTGAAAGGGGAGGTCATCTCAATGGCGGCAAAGACGAGACAGCCTGCCGTGGTCGACCTGTTCACGCAGGAACCGACGCCGGTAAGCGGATGCGACGTGTGTTTCGCGTTGTTCGGGCAGTGGAAGGCGGCTGCCAAGCCAGGGTCGCCCACCTACAACCCGTCGAAGGCCAGCGACTACGTGGTGGAGATCGGCAGGCACCCGCACACGGGCAAGAAGGGGGCCCAGTGAGCGTCAAAACCATCATGCGGTCGGTCCTGTGGAATCTGCACCCGGCCGAGCCGCCAGCCCCGCAGAAGCCGCTGTACGAGGTCGAGTGCACCACGTGCGACGAGCGGTCGGAGTGCACGGAGGGGGACCGCGTGGCCCCCGAGCTCTGGACCCTGAAGCACGCGGCCTCGAACCCCTCGCACCGCGTCTACCGAGCCATCGTCACCATGTTCTGGCAGGTCTCGCCGGCCTCCGGCCAGGAAGTAGAAGATCCGCCGACCCTCAGCTCCCAGGTACGTGCCGCCGCGATACGCGGCTACGCCGATCACTGACCTGGGCAGGGCCCCGCCTCCACCCATCCCCCGTGTTCGGGGGCGGGGCCACAAACGACAAAGAGCCCCCTGACCGAAGCGGTCAGGGGGCTTGCTGTTTGTGATCAAGCGAATGCTGTGCGTATCCTGGCATTGGAGAGGCCCCCGCTTCAGTGTGGGGGCCTACGAGAACCCCCCGGTGTTGTCCAGCCGGGGCTCCGGCCGGGAGCTGACGAAGAGCGGTCTGGCCTTAAAGAAGCAAGCAGCAAGATCCGAGTTTGTTGCGCGTGGACTGACGCGACGACTCGACCGACTCCTCTGGAGGTCGCGCCCCAACAGGGCGTGCGTCAAGAGGAGTACCACCAATGGGTGGCTGGTCGAGACGTCGCACTGCACGCTCACTGGCCACCTTCCTGACAGGGAGGGAAACGGGAAGTGAGCGGTAACGGTAAGAGGATTCTGGCGCTGGGGATTGCCGTGCTGGTGTCCGCATTCATCGGTCTCGTGTGGGGTGTCGTGCTGCGACTGCTCGGCGAGGCAATGGTCGACTGCGTGAAGGATGGCGCCGGGGCCGGGGGTTGCACGTTTGTCGCGTCTGTCGCAGTGATCATGCTGTTCCCCTTCAGGGACGACCCCGGCACGGGTAATGCCCAGGCGTCGAATCCTCCGGGGGCGCCGGTTGCTTGAGCCTGTGGAACGACGAAAGACCCCCCAACCGCGGGGGTCAGGGGGTCTTCGTCATGCCGTCATCGCACCGGGCAGGCGCCGGTCGCGCAGTCCTCGTCCGTGCTGTCCTCGATCGAGGTCACGGCGTAGGTGTTGAACTCTTCCTCGGTGATCCGCTCGTACGGAGCCTGGGCCCGCGTCCCGTCCGGCATCAGGGTCGTGCCCTTCAGCTCCGGCAGGAACGACTGGATGATGTCGGCCGCCTCCTCGGTGGAGTACTGCCCCTCCGGGAAGTTCACCGTGAAGGAGACCGCGTTGTCCGCCCACTCCGTCTGGTACATCGCCTGGAAATTGAGCATGTCGTACAGGCTGACCTCGTCAGCCGACTCCACGACCTCCGGGCCGTAGCCCATGGCCTCGACCTCGGCGACCAGCTTCTCCTTGGTGGGGTAGGCCACGACCATCGTGTTGCCGGACTGGTCGTAGATGCACTTCTCGACCAGGTGACCGGCGTTCACCGCCTCCTGGACCATCGCGACCTGGGCCGGGTCGGTCATCGAGAAGCGGACGCGACGGTTGAAGTAGCGGGCGTAGATGGTGTGCACACCCTCGGTCACACCAGGCATCTTCGCGATCGAGCCGGTCGGCGCCACGGTCGTCACCTTCACGGGCTCCGGGACGCGGCGCTCGAAGGCGTACGCCCTGGCCTGCTCGCGGACCGTGTCGTACCAGTCGTTGAGCAGGTTGCGGAACCAGTACGAGTGCGGCGCGTCGCTGTACTTGATGCCGTTCTTGGCGAGGAAGCCCTGCACCCCGAGGTGGCCGACGCCGATGCGTCGCTCCGAGTGCATGATGTGGCGCTGCTCGTCGTCCGTCATGTCGCCGTACGTGGCGCGGATCAGGAACTGCGTCATCAGCTCATGCGCCCGCGTCAGGCCAGCCCGGTCGATCGGACCGCCCTTCACCTTGGGGGCGAAGTGGTCGAGGTTCACGTGCCCGAGCACGCACGCGCCGGTCGGAGGGAGCGCGATCTCTCCGCACGGGTTGGTCGCGATGACCTCGTTGACCTCACCCTCGTTGGAGTAGCTGGAGTTCCAGTACCCCGGCTCGCCGTTCAGGAGCATCGCCCCGACCGCGAGGTTGTGGACCTCGACAGCTTCAGCGTGCCGTCCGTCCGTCACCTCGTTGAGGGCCTGGATGAACCGGTCGTCGATCTCGACGCTGATGTTCGTGGTCCAGTGCTTGGAGCCGTCCGCCTTGCAGTTCAGGAAGTCGCTGATGAACGGGTCGTCCCACTTGCAGATGGACATGCGGGCTGAGCGTCGGACACCACCGGACACCACGCACTCGGCGATGGCGTGGTCGATCTCCATCGCCTCGGTCGGGGTGATGTGCTCGGTCTTGGAGGCGGACAGGATGCGGCCGACCTCCTGGAGCATCCGAGCGAACGGGCCAGGACCGCTGGCCGTACCGCCGAACGTCTTCAGGCGCGAGCCCTTGCAGCGCACCCGGCTCACGTCGTAGACGCGGGCCTTGTGCTTCACTTCGCCGTCGCTCATGAACGTGTCGATCAGGTCGACGAGGGCGTCAGCCCATCCCTCGCGGGAGTCCTCGACCTCGAAGGCCCCGGCCCAGTCGGAGTCGTACTCCGCGGACAGGAGGCCGGCTGCCTTCATCTCGTCGTAGTCCTGGTGCATCGGGTCGCACACCACGTGGACGTCGAGCTCTCGGCGCGGGGCGCCGTACGGGCGGAGGTACTTCGAGCTGTAGTTGCCGCCGACACCGCCGCCTTCCATCAGGCGCATGAACGTGAACTCGAAGTGCCGGCTCAGCTTGTCGCCCCACGGAGCGACGTGGCAGTTGAAGAGGTACTGGCGGCCCTTCACGCCGGTCGCCCACAAGTGGCGGCCAGCCGGGATGATGGCGAACACGTCCATGAAGGCGACGAGTTCGTCGTACTCGGCCTTCGCCTCCTGCGGCCAGCTCTCCATGTCGGGGCCGTGGACGAGGGCGAGGTTGCCGCGCGCTACGCGGCGGACGGTGTCGGGCCAGGTCTCCTTCGAGCCATCGGCCAGCGTCCGGGAGTAGGTGCGGTTGTAGACGAGCTCGCCGGTCGGGCCGAAGGGAACGTCGAAGGTGTCAGTCACTGGGTAAGTCCTCCTTGAAGTCTGATGTCTTGCACTGCCTCAAGGCGGCAGCCCCGAAGGGCTACCGCCTGCGTCACTTGCACACTTGGGCCTTTACAGCGGCCGACCAGTCAGCTCACCGAGCACCACGATCAGGCGCTTCAGCGTGCCCGCGCTGTACGCGGCCAGGTCGGACAGCACCTTGACCTGCGCTGCCATCTCCTCCGCGGTCGGCGCCGGGCTGGCGAAGTACGCCAGGCTCACGTCGATCCGCGCGTCGAGGTAGGCGATGGCCTCCTCGGCCTGCGACCTCAGCCCGTCGAGCGCCATGCGCTTGTCCCGGCTGGCCAACTCCTCCTCGTTGTACGGGCGGGAGAAGACGGGCCCGTTGCGCCAGTAGTAGGTCAGGGTCGAGTCGTCCCAGAACTCCTTGTGGAACTCGGTCATCCCTGCCGGGGGCTGGACACCCTCGATCGGCTGCTCCGGTGCGGTCTCACTCACTCTGCTCATCCTCCAGTCCGTCGTATCCGTCGATGTACTTCTCGCCGTTGAGCCAGGCCGTCACCTTGCCGACCGCCCGGTCCGTGGCTTCCTGCGCTGCGGACTTCTTCACTCCGCGATGGGCGCCGATCTCGTCGTACTCGTAGTCGAACCCGTACCGAAGGACGAGGGACTGGCGCTCGACGAGGGTGAGCTCGGTCGCCTTCCATGCCTGCTTGATGTCGGCGATGTGGACGAAGAGCGGGCTGCCCTTCTTCGGGTCCTTGTAGCCGCGCGGCATGTCCGCGTCGGGGACCATCTCGGCCTTCATGCCGTACGCCGCCTCGCTGTCCCAGACAGCGGGCAGGATGTGCTCGATCAGAGCGCGGTTGTAGCAGGTCACTCGGCCTCACCGAACGCTTCGACGTTGGCCTCGAACGAGATCTGCTTCGAGCGGTGCTTCTCCTTGGTCAGGTGCTGGTCCCGCAGGCGCTGCGTCAGCCACCGGTAGAGGGCTCCAGGACCCAGGTCCAGGGCGGCCCTCGCCTTGCTCGGCCTGGTGGCCATCAGGACCAGGGCGTCCTGGTGGGCGTCGTCGTACTCCAGCACGCTGGGGTAGCTGTCGGCTGCCTTGCGGGCCGCCCGCTGGGCGATCCCGTCCGTCTCCTCGGTGATGATCGACCAGTCCGGCCGCTCGTCGATGCTCGTGCTGAACTCGGTCTCGATCAGATTCAGGGTCACTTGCTGACTACCTCCTTCACGGGCACACGCCCGTCCTTGGTTACTGCGACGATCAGTCCGGGGGCTCCCTCCGAGCCCTTGCTGTGCCGGAACCACGTCGACTCGGACTCCATCGACGGCACCTGGATGAAGGTGCGGGGCCCGTCTGCTTCGATGAACTCGTGGTGCAGGTGCCCCGAGAGGAGCACGTCCGCCTGGTGCATGGCGGAGCTGCGCCCGAAGGCTTGGCCCTTCCACCACTCGAAGTGCTTGCCCGGCCTGAACTGGTGGCCGTGGACGTGGGCAACCACGCTGCCCGAGCACTGGACTACGACGCTCAGCTCGTCCGTGTCCGGCACGTAGAACTCGACGTGACCGAACCGGTCGGGGTTGAGGTCTACGGCGTCCTTGACGGCGATCAGGGACTCGGTGTCGTGGCTGTCGTCGTACCGCGTCACGCCCTTGCCCATGAACCGGACGGCTTCACCGTGGTTGCCGGGCACTGCCACCATCGTGAGCCGACTGCACATCGGCGCGAAGAGAAGCAGCGCGTGCAGCATCACCCGACGCGTCAGGCGGATCTGCTCGTTCAGCGTGAGCTGCGTCCGCCAGGTGTTGGCCCCGCCCTGCGAGACGAAGCCCTCGATGTGGTCACCGAGCCAGGCGACGTGCACGTGGGTGATGTTGAAGCGGAGCCGGTACTCGGCCAGCAGCTCGGCCGCCTCGTTGAGGCAGTCGATCGTCCGCTGGAGCGTGCCCTCCACACCGTCGCCGTCGATCTTCCCGAACTGCATGTCGCCGAGCGCGACGATGAAGGTGTACTCGTCACCGTCTCGGACGTTCAGCACCAGGGGTTCGGCCGGCGTGCTGTCGATCGCGGCCAGCAGCTCGTCGATGTTCGGCCGCTCACCCGCGCCACTTGCACACTTCCGAGCGAAGGTGAATCGGGTGCTCACGCCGAGGTCGCCGTTCGCCATCGTCCACTCCGAGGAGCGGAGACCGGTCACGGTCCACTCGGACGGGTCGAGACCCTGCCCCTGGAGCACGGTGCTGGCCGCGCTCTCGTTCGCCTCGAAGTCGGTCCCTCGCACGGTGACGGCAGCCTCGTCGCCGTTCACCTCGATCTGCTTGGTGAAGTCCTTCTCCGGGTCGGTCTGCCGCGCGGGGATCGTGGGGCCTACCGGCTTGGCCAGGAGCTCATCCTTCAACTCGGACACTCGTCATCCTCCTTCTTGCCGGAGTGACCGGCGGTACGTTCTGATCGTCGTGGCGGACACGTCGTGCCCGTGCCTTCGGAGCGTCGTCGACAGCCAGTCGGCGGACGTCTCTCCGAGGATGTGGGGCGCGAGCGCCCCCTGCTCGTCTTCGTTCATCGCTGCGTAGATGTCCCGCAGGGTGGGGCCCGGATCACCGGGCAGCTCCTTCAGTTGGATCACTTCACACCGACCTGGTCACGGCGAGCTCGACGATCTCGACGTCTTCCGGCCAGTCCGTGTGCTCGGTCCCGAAGTAGGCGAAGTATCCAGGGGAGTCGGAGTCGTACTGGCAGAACTTGGCCAGGACCACTTCGTGACTCCCGCGCGGAACAACGTAGGCAAGTCGGCCATGCTTCAGTGCGACAGCCACTCAGTCGAACACCCCCAACTCCGCAGCCCAGTACGCCTGGACCAGCTCGAACGTCTCTTCCTTGGTGAAGCCCTCCTTACGGAGGGACGCGCGCAGATCGCCCACGATGGAGGCGGCCCGCTTCGCGGCGGAGAAGTGGTCGACGACCGGCTCCACGTCGCTGAACTCCTCGGCGCTCACTGCCTACCGTCCAGGGCAGCGGCCTGGTTGAGGGCGACGGCAGAGAGCTGAAGCAGCGCATACCGCTGTTCCTGTTCGTAGCTGCCCAGAGCCTCGAAGGCGAGCGACAGGAGCAGGGCGTCGAGCGTGCCCTTGTCGGCGTACTCCTTGCCCCATGCGGCCGAGCGTCGGTCGTGCGCCTCGATGCGACCCGCGGGGGCCGGCTTCACGTCGTACTCGCCGAGGTGCTTCGCGGCCTGCTTCATGTCGTTGATGGCCCGCGTCATCGGGTCCGGCTTCCGGCCACCCTTCTTCGGTGCCTGGTCGGTGTCGACCTTCTCGGCCTCTGCCACTGTCAGTCCTCCTTCTTCTGCACCAGGGAGAGCACGTGCTCGGGCCCGTGTGCCATGTAGGTGTCGGTCACGTCAGCCTTCAGGCGAACCGCCTTGGCGGAGCGAAGTTGGCGTGTGATCTTGCCGGTGAGCTCGGCTCCCGCGTCGTCCGGATCGGCCCACGTCCATACGCGGTTGAACCCGGCGAGCATCCTTCGGTGCCTGCCGAACCACATGTTGGCGCCGGGGATGGCGACTGCGTGCAGGCCGATCTTGTTCAGGATGATGGCGTCGAGCTCGCCCTCGGTGACGTGGATCTCTTCGCCTGCTCGATGGACGGCGCCCACATGGAACATGCGGGGGATGTCGTCCTTGATGGTGTTGTACTTGCCGTGGAAGTAGTCACGGTGGTTGTGCTCGGAGAGGCACCGGAAGCGGACGGTGAGCGGCTGGCCGTCTCGTCCGAGGTAGGGGATCGCGAGCATCCCTCGGTACTTCTCGTGTCCGGGCGCCGGGTCGGCGACGATGCCGAGCCGGAAGGCCAGGGCCTCGTCCCGCCCGATGCCTCGCTTCATCAGGTAGGCGGCCGTCTCGGCGGTGAGGTGCGCCTGGTAGGTGGCGACTGCCTCTTCCAGCATCTCCTTCTGGGATGTCGAGAGCGGCGTGAGCGGTTCGTGCTCGGCCAAGCTGGGTCTCCTCCTTACTTACGCTTCCAGGCGGGCACGTAGCCTCCGCCTGGCTTCTGTCCGGGCTTCTTGCCCGCTGCCTTCCGGCCGCCTCCGTAGCGGCTGGTGTAGCCCGTCTCCTTGGCGACCGCGCCCTCTTCGAGGCCGTGCTCCTTGGCGTATGCCTTGGCCTGCTTGAAGTCGATCGCCTTGTCGAGCTGCATGTCGTGGTACTTCTCGATGAGGGTGAAGCTGTCTCCGCCGTTCGAGCAGGAGTGGCAGTTCCACAGGCCCTCGTCGAGCTTGTAGCTGAACGACGGTGTGTTGTCGTCGTGCAGTGGGCACTTGGCCATGCCCGAGTTCCGCTGGTCGTTGAAGTCCACGTCGAAGTGGTGCATCACGGATTCGAGCAGGGGCTTGCTGTCCGAGCCGGCGCCCTGGTCGGAGTCGATGCGGTGGAACCTCACGGGTGCGTCACCTCCAGGGCCTTCTCGACGGCGAGGATCAGCTCCAGATCGGAGTCCGGGTCCTCGTTGTAGGCGAAGAACGCCTCCGTCTCGTCGTGCAGCTCGTCGCGCTCGGCCTGGGTCATGTCCCAGCCCATGAAGCCGATCACTCCTGCTCCAGCCCGAGGTAGTCCTCGACGGTCGTGAGCACGAACGCCTTGCGCCAGTTCTTGCCGCGCCGCTTGACGACCACGATGGACTCGACGTCTTCGAGGTCCAGGCCGCGGTGCTTGGCGAAGTTCTCGCGCTCGACGATGGCCTGGCCGAGGAAGACGCCGGGCTCGAACTTCGCGTTCTTCGCCTCGATCACCAGGTACTTGCCGTCGCCTTCCCGGATGACCATGTCGCCCTCGTCCTCCGCGCCGGCCAGGCGAAGGGACTCAACGTCGAACCCCTCGGAGCGGAGACCGTCCCGCAGGTCCGACTCCCAGTCGGCACCCTTCCTCTTGTTCCGCTTGTTCCGTGCCGCAACACTGTTGCTCAACTTGCACACCACCTCCCAGTAATGCCGAGCTGGCGCTCGGCGACGTCTGCGACAGTATCACACTTACGAACCAAGATTCAACGCGACCTTGGTGGGTGACCACTCCTCAGCAGGCTTGGCCTGTGCAGCCTGGACGATGGCCCGCTTCTCCGCCTTCGCGAAGCGCGTGTACTCCGGCTGGCAGATCATCGTCGCGTAGCGGCCAGCAGTCGGGTCACAGGGGCCCATGCGCTGCTTGATGCACGCCACGTTGTAGGCCAGCGAGGTCGGGTCCAGGGCCACGGAGAGCGAGAGCTCGGGCTTCTCGGACAGGCCGCCCTTGACCTGGTCGCGGGACGGGGGAGCCCAAGGGTTCGTCTTGGCTTCCCAGTTCTTGTCGCTCGCGTGGTGGAGGATGATCACCGTTGCGCCCGTGTGGCGGGCGATCTCGGTGCAGCCCTGCATCACGGCCATCTGCTCGGTGTAGTCCGACTCGGCGCCCTCGAAGTCCATGAGGTTGTCGAAGACCAGGACTTCCGGGTACCGGTCCCACAGCTCGACGTACGCCTCCAGCTCCTCGTCGACCGAGCGCCAGGAGATGGGGGAGCCGAAGCTGAAGGTGATGTTCGAGTCGGCCAGCGCGTCGATGTACGCCTGCCGGTACTTGCCGCCCTCAGCCATGCCGGCCTCGACCATCTCGGTCGTGTCCTTCGTGGCCATGGACGCCAGCCGCGAGGACGCCGTGAAGGCGCTCATGTCAGCGGAGAAGTACAGCGTCGGCAGGTTCATCTGGGCAACCCAGAACAGGGCGAAGCCCGACTTCTGCGTGCCGGAGCGACCGGCCACCATGATGACCTCACCATGCCGGGGCCGAACGCCCATGGCGTACAGATCGTCGAACGCCTCTACGCGCGGGAGTTCACGGCCTGATGCAGCATGGAGCGCCAGGGACCTTCCGGGGGTGAGCACTCTTCGTTCTCCTCTCCTCGGACGACGACGCGTCCGATGCCTACGGAAGTGATCAGGGTTGTGCAAGCAGGACACGGCTTGCGCGTGACGTACAGCGTGGCTTCCTTCAGGGCGTCGGGGTGAATGCCCTTCACGTCGAGGGCGTCCTCGATCGCGTTGCGTTCGGCGTGCTTCGCCGCGCAGTTGGAGTAGTCGCTGTCTCGGGCGCACTCCTCAGTGGAGAGCCGCCCTCGCGGGCAGTTGCCCGCAGTCCCACAGCCTGGGACTCCGCGGGGCAGGCCGTTGTAGCCGAGCCCCAGAACCGAGTGGCCTCGCTTGGCCACGATGATGGCGCCCACCTGGGCGCGTGAACAGTCCGCGATGGTGGCAACAGACTCGGCAATCCCGAGGGCCCACTCGTCGCGGGACGGGCGTACGAACACCGTCCCTCCCTCCTGCGGGCTGGCGCCCGCTCATGACCTCCTCCCTACTCGCAGCGACACTTACACAGTCAGATCAGTCGAAGTCGGGGGCGTCGGCGACAGCCGCCTCGGCCGCCTCGTCACGCTTTCTGGCGTAGGCGATGACCGCGTTGCGGACGCCCGCGTCGGTCACCGGACGCCACACCCACGCCGGGTGAGCGCCGGGCTTCTTCGGGGGAACCTGCTCCAGGCGCACGATCGTGGCGCCGTTGACGATGGTCTCCAGGTCGCGGGCGAGGATGGTCTGCTCGATCCTCTGGCCCTTGGTCACCTGGGGAGTGCCGGCCTGGAGGGAGGCGCCGTCCTGGAAGACGGTCACGTCCGCGAGGACGGAGTCCTTCGGGCCGTTCGGCGTCGGACGCTGGCGCTCGAAGGAGTGGACCTCCAGCAGGATGGCCGGCGCGTCGATGTTGTCCTTCGGCTTGAACCAGCCGCCGCCCTGGACCGGGATGTCGATGAGGTTGAGAGCCACTGTGTTGATCTCCTTCGTTCGTTGCCCACGCGGGCAGTTACGTTGCGATGCGGGTTGTTGGTACTGCGGTTGGATCAGGCGGCGCTGAGCGCCTTGCCCTTCGCCTTCCAGGCCGCCATGACGGCAGCGTCGGAGAAGAAGGACTGGTTCTCCGCCCAGAGCTTCTTCAGCTCCTGGACGGTGGTCTTCTTCTCGATCTCCCCGAGGATGTAAGCGTTGGGGTCTTCCTTCTTCGACTCTGCGACACTTGCACTCCCCGGCCAAGGGCCGGACTGCACGTTGGCCGCAGCCGCCCACGGGTCATCGGTGGGCTTGGCCGGCTCGGCGGTCTCCTCGACCACCGTGGCTCCGAGTGCCGTAGCGATCAGGCCCTTGCCGTGCGCGATCTGCGTCGCGTTCGTGACCACGCTGCTCAGGCTCAGCCCGACCTGCGTAGCAGGGTCCATCCCGAAGAAGTCCAGGATGTCCGCCCTGATCTCTCCGGTCGTCCCTCGGAACACCGCCCAGGTGGCGTCGTGTCCCTTGTCGTACTTGATCGTGACGCTCAGTTCGCTCACTGTGTGTCGTTCTCCTCTCACTCGCTGTCGTTGTCCACCGTATCATCGGTGTGCAACCTTCGCAACTCCGCGCCTCCGGGGTTTCCCTCGGTGACGTTGTCCAACTTACACACTCTGGGAGTTGAAATCAACTCCGGTTCATGTGGCCTGTGTCACGAAGGGCTTCATCGCGCCCTTCGTCGAGCGAGCCTTGCGGATCGTGAGTGCAAGGTTCGCCAGCGCCCACCCGATGTTCAGGTCGACCCAGTACAACTTACACACTCCGGTGCCCGCTGGCAAATGCACGATGATGCCCCAGTCCTGGTTCACAGGAGGCAGCGGCGAGTAAGCGGCAGCCGCCTGCTCAGCCGAGAACTCCTGCTTCTTCCACGCCTTGAACGCCTTCTCGTCGTCCACGTTCACGGGGAACTTCGTGTGGTCGTACAGCTTGCCGCGCGAGTACACCGCGAGCTGGCTCGCCATCTTCAGCTTGCCGTACTCGATCGTGCCGGTCTTCGTGTCCGTGATGAAGTTGCCCGCGATCGGCTTGCCGTCCGGGCCAGGCCCCTCGTAGTACGCGAGGCGGTCGAACGTGCCACCCACGGACAGCTCGGGCACCGCGACGAACTGCTCGATCGCGATGACCTTCAGCACGGACGTGGCCATCATGTACGCGGCCATGTCGTCGAGGTCCGCTCCCGAGATGGTGCTGGGGAGCGGGTCTCCACGGTCTACGTACTCCGACAGGTCATGCAAATACGTGCCCTTGCGCGACTTCTCGTTCGCTCCGGCCGCGTCCTTGGCCTGCTCGGTCAAAGCGTTCAGTCGCTTCTTGTCGGCGGTGTCGTCCGGGTCCAGGCTGCGCGCTTGCTCCAGCAAGTCGGGCCTGCGCGAAGAACCGAGCAACACCATGCGCCCTTGCCAGTCGATCAAGTTCGACTTGTCCTCGATGCAGTCGATGAACGTGGTGGTGCGTGTGTGCCCCTTCGGCTTGCCGCCGCCCTCGGGAACGATCAGCGGTCTGCTCCATCCGTCCCGTGGGACGGACATGTTCGGGTGCAGGGGCTTCGCCTGCGGGATCTCTACGAGATTCAGGGCCACTCAGTTCTCCTTCGTTCGGGGACGGGGTGCTCATGGGGACAAGGTCCGGGGTCGTGTCCTTGTGGCCGGGGGTGAAGACTTCCTTCACCGCGTCCCGGTAGTTGTCGCGACTGTGGAGCGCAGGGCTCGGAAGTATCAGGGCGCCTGCAACGCAGGCCGCCAGGGCAAACGTGCCAGCCGCGCGCTTGGCGATCGAGCGGGCCGGCCTTTCCTGAATGACAGGCTGTACGGCATACACGGTGATGGGTGCCAGGTAGATGCGAACGGTGCCGTCTTCCAGCAGCTCGGGCTCGCACTCGTCTTCGTCCAGGGGCTCAAGGCCCCGGCTCCTGGCCGCATCCAGGACAGTCTTCATGGCGCTGGCCTTGTATCCCGGCCTCGCGTCGATGTGGAAGTCGTACGCATCCTCGTCGACCACCAGCATGATCAGTCTGTCCGGGGAGCTGAACTCTCCGTACCACCCAGTGGGTGAAGTAGCGGTGTCCGCCCCCTGGTGGAGTTCCACTCGATCCCTCCTTCTGTGCAAGTGTCGCTGAGGTGATCCATACTGCCCGAGCACTGCGACAGTGTCAAGTCAAGTTTTGCAAGCTCTTCTAACAAAACATTCACTTCCGGAAGGCATGGCTCCGCTTCCGGAACGTATGACTCCCCAAGCGGGCAGATGGTTGCACGCAATGAACAGAATCTTTGAAGTTTCAATCTACCGCCCGTAGTGTGGGCAGAAGAGAGCCCCCCGCAGTTCGGATGCGGGGGGCTCTACATACACTGGCCGGCCTGTTGAGCCGGCCTACCGGTCGGCATTGGGACGCGGCGTAGTCTTGTGCTCAGGGTTGTGGATGAGGTCGTCGTCACCCTCTTGCCGCGGCACGTAGAAGAAGCCTTCCTCGGTGTCCGGGTCGTAGTGCACGACCGCGTTCTCCTCCTTCAGCATCTCCAGCCAGTTGGCCAGGCGGGACGTATCCGTCTCCGTCAGCTCCTTGCCAGCACGGCGCCGAGCCTCTGCCCGGAGCATCGCCAGCGGGTAAGCCCAGCGGTGCTCCTCTTTCACGAACCAGGGGATGAGCTCGTCGTCCCGCACGATCCGCCGATCGAGCCCCCGGCGTCGCCGGAAGTTCCCCCACATGGAAGGAACGGTCTCGATGTTGTACTTGCGCTTGTACTCGTCGATCATCCAGGCGTAGGTCCGACCTTCCTCGAACCAACGGATGACCTCCTGCTCATCCTGGATCTTGCGCTTGCCCATGTGCCTCCTGACTTCGTTGTCATCATGATCACCTTGTCGTGATCATGGTCTGTAACACTTCCACGATACCGCAGCACTGTCAACAATGCACAGGTATCGTGGGCGTCACATCAACTTTCACACCGGAGGGATGAATGAAGCTGCAAGTCACCGCGTGCGACATCGACAAGAAGTTCCCGGCGATGACCTACACCATCACAGCGAGCGATGGTCGCAGTATCACGAAGGATCTCTGCGAGGAGCACGCCGAGCCCATCGAGGAGTGGCTGGAGGAGGCGGAGGTCGCTGAGGAGGCCGAGCCCGAACCCGAGCCGGCCCCCGCACCGAAGGTCGTCAAGCAGGCGCCAGCAAAGAAGGCGGCACCGGCCAAGAAGACGACAGCTCGACGGAGGCCGAAGATCGTCAGCCTGGAAGAGATCGAGAAGGCCAAGCAGAACTGAGACAAGAAGAAAGCCCCCGCCAGCCATGTGGCCAGCGGGGGCTTCTCTCATTCCGAGTCCGACTGCTCGACGAAGCCGAGCGCGGTCAGCGCCTGTATGACGAGCGCGACCTGCGGGTAGTCGGTGCCGAAGTAGGTGGCCAGGGACAGGGCCACACCGACCGCGGCTGCGACCAGCCCGGCCTTCGACTTGTACTTGGTGGGCAGGGCCCCGGCGATACGAGCCAGGCCCTTGCCGGTCACCTTCGCGTGACGGCTCACTTGATACCGGCCTCCCTCTGGAGCTCCTTGAAGCCGGACTTGCCGATGGCCGGGTCGTACGAGACGCCCGCCGACTTCAGGTGGGGGTTCTTGTTGTGGAAGCGGGCGACAGCCTTCTGCGTCTCGGCCCCGTAGTAGGTGGTGTACGCGCCGGGGATCGGACCGTAGCCAGCCTTGACCAGGAACGTCTGGAGATCCTTGACCTGCGCGTGCCGGGCACCAGGCTTGACCGCCGAGTTCAGGGCCACGATCTTCGAGGGGGCAGGCTTCGAGGGAGCGGGCTTGCTCGGGGCCGGCGCGGACGGCTTGCCCTTCTTCGCCTTGACCAGCTCGATGAGCCGCTTGATCGGGAAGTTGCCGGGGTCGCCGTGGTCGTTCTCCGGGACGTGCTGGTGGCCGCAGATCCCCTTGAACGCGTTCCACTCGGCGAAGCTCATGCGCTGACCCCGCGCGGAGCCGTAGCTCGACGGGTAGCTCAGCCACGACTTCGAGGTGGAGACGAGCGGCACGTCGTAGGTGTCGGTCAGCCAGTCGATCAGGTCGACCAGGCCCGCGAGGTCGGCGTCCTTCGCGTCCGGCCAGAACAGGCCCGGCCCGCCCTTGTCGCAGGTGCCGACGAGCTCGATCTGGATCACGTTGAGGGTGTTCGTCTCCACGCCTCCGGCCCGGTTGACCAGGGCCCGAGCGGAGTGGTTGGCGTAGAAGTGCTGGTGCACCTCCTTGCCCTTGACGGTGAAGGTCGGCGCTGAGCCGCCGCCCCCGTAAGAGGGGAACGAGCCGCCCTCGGTGGTGTGCAGGACGATCACGTTCGGGTGCGGCATGGTGTCACCGGAGTACGCCTTGCCGAACCACTGGACGGTGGAGTTGCCTCCGGGGTAGATGTGCGCGGTCACGCTGTTCGTTCTCCTTCCATCAGCCCGCGATGCGCCGCATGGCGGCGACAACGGGGCGGGTGTCTTCGATGTGGTCGTCGAGGCGTTCGGCGACAGTCAGCCGCTCACGCCGTTCGTGGTTGATCTCGTTGCGCAGGGCGGTCAGCTCCTCGCTGTGCCGCTCCTGGCCGTCGATGACCCGGTCGATCCGGAACATCACGGCGTCGAGGTCGTCTCGTAGGTTCGTGCTGTGCGTGTTGGCAACGTGGTCTCGCGCCACTTGCACGTTCTCGCGCACTTCGCTCATCGCGTTGGCCTGGCGCCGCATCATCTCGATGAGGACGCCCACGAGGGCGACACACACGGTGCCGCCCGTCGTGACCACTGCAACTTGCACACTGGGGTCCATGGCCATCGCGGTCACGACAGCTTGGCCTCCAGGCGGGCCAGACGCGCTTCGAGATCTTCGATCTGCTTCGCCTGGCGCTGGACGACGGGGAGCAGGGCAACGCCCAGCAGGTCGTAGCGGACGGTGTCGATGCGGCCGTCCTCGTCGCGCGTGACGATCTCGGGAAGGTGCTCGTGCACCTCCTCGGCGACCAGGCCGAACTCGTCCCGCGCGTAGTCGCCACCCTCCTCGTCCGGGAGCCGGTCGTACACGACGGGCCGCAGGTTCAGGACAGCGTCGGCGTTCACGTCATGGTCGCGGACGTTCTGCTTGAACCGGAGAGAACTGGTGTTCTTGCAGAAGCCGCCATCGCCTCGGACCCACACCGCGTAGTACGTGCCGGAGCCGGAGACGCTGCGGGCGTGCGGCTGCTTCGAGCCGTTGGCCCAGGCGATGGTGTCGCCACCCTCCAGATACTGGGAGTGGGAGTGCGAGCTCGGGGTGAACGTGGACGGCTTCGAGGTGATCGAGCCCCAGTCGTGCGAGTGAGTCGACGGCGGGAAGGTGGTCGGCTTGCCGCTGATCTCGCCCCAGGCGTGCGTGTGCGCGGACGGGGCGAACGTCGTCGGCTTCGCGTTGATGTCGGCCCAGTCGTGGGAGTGGGTGGCCGGGGCGAAGGTGGACGGCTTGCCGGTCAGCGAGGACCAGGAGACGGTCGGCGCCATGTCGGACCAGGCCGTACCGTTCCAGAACTCCCAGGTGCTGGTCGACTGGTTGAAGCCGAGCCGGCCGACCCGAGGGGAGTCGGGGCGGGTGTCGGTGGTCCAGCCTCCGACCGTGTTGCCGATGAACTTGCGCTCGCCCTGTACGGACGCGGCGGAGATCGAGGTGACGTTGGCTCCGACCGTGACCCGAGCCAGGGTCATCTCGTAGATGCCCGTGTCCGTCTGGGTCAGGGCGGGCGGGGTCGAGCCGGCCGCGCCGGTCTTCACTGCGAGGGTGATCGAGTTGGCCGCCGGGTCCAGCTTCAGGACCACACGGTCCACGCGGGACGCGGTGCCAGACGCCGCGATGGTCAGCACCTCGGTCGCCGTCGAGTAGATGGCGTGACCGCGAACGATCGCGAAGCCAGAGTTGACCTTCACGGTCATGCCCGTGCCGTCCGCGTAGGTGTAGAGCGAATTGCCGCCCACGCCATCCGCCACGCCAGTGGACTGGAACTCTCGGAAGAGACGCGAGTAGTCGGTCTCGGTGACAGCCGTGCTGTCGAAGGGGTAAGACGTGATCGCCACTTGCTGGGCCTCCTTGGATTACAGGACGAAAGCGCCCGAGCAGCGGATCGTCTCGCCGACTTCGAGGCTGTACGTGTTCGTGGTTCGGATGGTGACCTCGCCGTTCGTCGTGACGTCGCACTCGCCGTCCGCGTAGCCCGTCGAGTACAGGGCGGTCACGGTGCGGGCCGGTCGGTAACCGGCAGGCAGGGTTGCGATGACGACGTCGGCGAGGTTGTACGGGGCGGTCGCGCCCGCGTTGAACTTGGTCGTGATGGCCAGGTCGAAGCCGAAGGAACAGACTCCGTTGATCTTCCTGCCCTGGAAGTTGTTGACGGTGACGCCCGCCCCCGCCGTCAGTCCTGACGTCACGACGTCCGGGGTCGGGTCGGGCGCGACCGGGGGTGGGTAGAGGGACGCTCCCACTTGCACACTCCTTACGCGATGGCCATGACCATCTGGTCGTGGTTGAGCTGGAAGTTGGCCTTCGTGATCGAGGCCGGCATCCCGGTCGTCCCCATCGCGATGCTGTTGAGGTAGGCGTTCCGGACGAACGCGGTCGACAGGTTGTGGAAGACCGACGTGTTGTTCGCCGCCTCGTTCTGCGCGTAGAAGTAGTAGAAGTCGGTGGCCACACCGGCACTCATCTGGAAGGCGCCCCAGTACCGGCCGGGCTGCAAGGTGACCGACCCGGTGAAGGGGAAGGGCACGGCGCCAGCGTGCGTGTCCTTCTGCACGGTGGGTGCGCCGGACTCCTGGCCGCCCGGCCCGATGTTCGACAGGCCCGTGGTCCCCGAGGTGGCGACCCGAGTGCCGTCCTCCTTGTAGATGCCCGACCAGAAGCGAGCTGCCGGTACGGCTGTCGATCCAGCCCATCCCGCAGCGAACACGAAGAGCTTGCTGACCGTGGTCGGCTCGGTGATGTTGAAGCCTGTGAGGTAGGTGCGCCCGATCGTGATCGTGCGACCAACCGTGGGGGTGCCCAGCGTGGCCGGGTCAACGGACCACGCCTGGAAGCCGAGCGCCTGCGGGGTCCACTCGTTCTTCGAGACGACGGCAGGGATCTGCGCGATCGGCAGGCGAGTCGTCGAGTCGAGCGATGCGACGCCGGAGGCCACGGCCTTCTGTGAGGTCGGTATGCCGCCGAGCCCGGCGAGCGTCGGGTTGTTGGCGACAGTGACGATCGTGCCGTCCGACTGCCGGACCTTCAGCACGCCGGCCTCGGAGTAGGCGACCACGCCGTTCACCGGATCGGACGACGGCAGGACGTTGACGTTCTTGAAGCCCAGGACGAACTTGCCGCCAGCGAACGGGGTGGTGGTGTCGCCGACGCCCAGGTTGTAGTACGTGGCGCGAAGGCTGTTGCTGTACGGGTGGCCCTCGGCCGTGACGCGGAAGTACGTGGCCGGGTCGGTGCTGCCGTACACGGTGAGCCCGTTGCCCGTGGCCGGAGTGATGGTCGTGGCGCCGGTCAGGGCGCCGCCAGTCGTAGGCAGGGCGCTCACGTCGGACGCGTCCAGCGTGACCACGCCGGTCTTGCCGTTCACCGAGGAGACAGCGCCTCCGCCGCCCCCGCCAGCCCCGAGCTGGATGACCGTGCCGTCCGCCTGCTTGACGTAGGCGACGCCACCCTTGGAGTAGATGAACGCGCCGCCCGCGGTGGTGGCAGGGTCGGCCGCCTGGTCGCGGATGCCGATGGCCCCAGCGGAGGTGACGTTCGCCGAACCGTGCAAGGTGGTCGTGTTGAAGACGATCTGGCCGGTGTCGCGCCGGGCGTAGATGACGGTCTTGTTGAAGGAGCCGTCATCGCTACGGGCCGACAGGCGGAAGTTCGAGCCGGCCGCGCTGCCCGTCTCGGCGACATCGTCGACCTGCGCCTCCCAGCGGCTGACGCCAGCGGTCAGCCAGCGGTACGCGCGGTAGTTACCGGCCGCCTTGTCGATGTTCATGTACGTCGCGCTGAGCGTCGCGTTGGCGTTGCTTGGCAGGGCGTTCACATCGGAGGCGGCGAGCGTCACACTGGCCGCGCTCTTGCCGTTGATGGACTGGATGACGCCGGGGTCGCCCTTGGCGCCAGCCGCACCGGTCGCGCCAGTGAGGCCGGAGATGACAGGCTCCGGGATTACAGAGAAGCCCATCAGGCTGTTACCTCCACTCCACTGATGTGCACGCCGCACTGAGTCGTGCTGGCCTGGACCTCGATCGCCTGGCCGGAGATGTCCATCACCTGGCTCATGTCCAGGGTGAAGATGCCGTTACCGGGGATCGGCGTGTTCGGGATGACCGTGATGGCGCCGAACTTCACGAGGACGGTTGCCGCACTGGCGCTGACGTTCGAGATGAGGATGTTCGTGACGATCGTCGTCGTGTTCGCCGGAACGGTGTAGACGGTCGTCAGCGTCGTGGACGTCACGCCCCGGAAGAGCTTCTTGGGCACGTTGGCCACTTACCACACCCCCATGATTTGCATGATCTGATCGGACGAGGACGAGCCGCCGCCTCCGGAGTTGGCCTCCAGGTTGGACAGGCGGTTCTCGGTGTTGGTCACGCGCTTGTTCAACGCGGCGTCGGCGTCGAAGCCAGTGGCGTCACCGAGCAGGGCGCCGAGCCGGAAGCCGTCACGGTCGGCCTTGATGACGTAGCCGGTGACGGTGGACGCGAGCTCCTGGTCGTCGACGATGACGACGAGGTTGTCGCCGAGCCCCCACTCCTTGCCGAAGCGGGCCTGGCTGTCCTCCATCGGTACGACCTGGACGTTGATCGCGGTGAAGCCCGCGTCTTCCAGTGCCTCGTCGCCGGCCTGCTGGAGTTCCTTCCAGTCGTCGGTGTTGCGCTGGTCGATGAACTGCTCGATGCGCCGGCCCCAGTCAGCCTCTGCGGCGATGGACTCAGGGGTGTCGACCTGGAGGAACTGGCGCTCGGTGAGGTCGCCCTGCCCCGCCACGATGGCGCGTGTGACGCCGGGCGGGGAGATGCCGACCTTCTGTCCGGAGAGGGTTCCGTTGCGGACGTCGAGCCGGACGAATGCCGTGCGGTCGGTGATGGCGTAGGTCTCGAAGACCAGGTTCGCCCCGCGCTGCACGACACGGAAGCCGAGCTTGCCCAGCAGGGCGATCTCGGTGAGCAGGTTGCCCAGCACCGGGAAGCGGGCGGACTGGTTGATGATCGGCCCGCGGGCTCCGTCCGTGCCCATGATGAGCCCCGTCTTACGGCGAGCGGCCGGGGCTGTCGGACCGATGTTGGCGTTGACGTACGCGTGCATGACGGTCTCGACCTTGCCGGAGCGGACGTCATGCGCCTCTGTCTGACTGGCGCCGTCCGGGTTGGACGGCTGTGGAAAGGCCAGGGTGTCTGCAAGACAGACAGTGTCTGACACGCCCTCGAAGGAGACCGTCCCGTCCGGGTCGGTGGGGGTCGAAGAGAACTCCGACTTCACCATCGGCCCGGACAGAAGGACGTCGTCTGGCCCGGTCACGATGACCCCGGAGCCGGGCGTCCGCAGCGTGTCACACAGCGGATGCTCCGACGCCAGGGTCAGCGACCATGAGCCGAGGTTGTTGAAGTTGTCCGTGAGTTCGAGGTCCAGTTCCTCGGGGCGGATGATGCCCTTGCGGACCAGGTTCTTGTCACGCACCTCAACGGTGATGTCTTCCAGGCGCACTCAGATCACCATCCACTTCCGGGGGTACCAGGAGCAGGTGATCTGCGAGGCGCTGGTGGTGTTCAACAGAGAGGCGGTCGCGGTGGACTCGCCCGGCTGGACGGTCCAGAAGCGTGGGGCAGTGTCCAACAGGTCGTACCGGTTGGCGCCGGTCTCGTCCACCACCGTCCCCTTGCGGGTGTCGACGATGAGCTTCTGTGAGGCACTGAGAGTGCCGTTCCACTTCAGCGTCTCGCCGTTGGGTGACGTCGCAGTGAAGTGGTCACCCGGACCACGGACCTCCCAGACCGGGTACGCCGAAGCGTCACCCGAGTTGAAGAGGTCGATGGAACCGATCGCCTGCGAAGGGGCAACCTTCATCGTGACGAGGTTGGCGAGGAACGGGCTCGCCCCTGTGGCGCCGGAGATCGTACGCACCTGCTGCTGAGAGCTGGTGAAGTACGGGTCGCCGGCCCGCAGGGTGAGGACCGTCTGGAACTCGTTCGCGCCGACTGTGTCCTCGCCGTAGGTGTACTCGCCACCTCCGACGCGGTGAACCTCGGTCGACCACTTGACCCCGTTGCCCTCGTCGAGGATCAGGGAGCACCCCCCGGCCAGCACGAGTGCCAGCCGGGAGAGCTTGTCCTGAAGGTCTGCTCGGTCGAGCGCCAGGATCTCGATGGGGACGTCGATGTCTCTGGTCTGTACGCGGGTCCTGCGGAAGACGGCGCCGTCTCCGGCGCCTTCCAGCCACTGGACCGAGACCGGGGGCAGGCCCAGGCCAGTCACACCGGACTTGGCCTGGAACCCCACCCCCTGCTCGTCGATCTCGTTGAGGTCGATCGTGTCCGCACCGCTCACAAGCAGGAGCTTTGGCACTTACTTCACCATCCCATCCTGGCTCGGTTCGCGGCGGCGAACAGATCCTCCTCGGAGCCGAGCGAGGAGCCGGGTGCCGCGTAGTAGTTGAGAGTCTTCGAGCTGCCCCCGTTCGAGGAGCCGTTGCCCAGGGCGCTGCCCACCGCGGATGCGATGTTGCGCGCCGTGGAGTTGGAGGTCGGACCCACGACCAGGGAGTCCTCCACCGCCTGAGCGATGTTGGACTTCTCGCCGACCACACCGAGAGAGAAGCCCTGCCCGAAGTACGAGCCGAGCTTCTTCGCAACCCGCGAGGGAGAGTGGATGCCGAGCGCCTTCTTGATGGCCTTGACCATCGAGTCCGCGATCTTCAGCATCTGCTTCTCGATCTTGTCGGCCTGCGATTCCAGACCCTTGACCAGACCCTCAGCCATGTGGATGCCGTTGTCGTACATCACCTGGCTTGCGGTCGCTCCGACCTTCCCGGCCGCGCTGGCAATCTCCTTCTCCAGCTTGTTGACCTGGTCGACGCCAGCCTTGCCCGCACCGAGGATCGCCTCAGCCGCAGCCATGCCAGCCTGGGGGCCGGCCTGCGCGAGCTGATCGAACATCTCCGAGTTCAGGCCCAGCTTCTTCAGCTTGGCCAGCACGTCAGCGAAGTGCTTCGCCTGATCCCGAGCCTGCGTAAGCTGCTCGATGATCCCGGTGAAGCCGCCTTCCATGTTCGTGACGTTGGCGTCGTCGATGATCTTCTGCGCGATGCTCGCCGCGTAGTCGGCCTTCGCCTTCTTGAGGTCCGCGAGGGACTTCTTGGCGTCGTCGACCTTGGCCTTCAGCTTCTCGTACGAGCCGAGCAGCTTGTTGAGCTGCGCCTGATCGGCCTTGACCTTGGCGGTCACGGCCTTGCTGAGCTTGGCCTTCCCGATCAGGGAGGTCAGGTCAGTCAGGCTCTTCTTCACGTTGCTGAACTGCGACTCAAGGCCCTTGATCAGACCCTTGATGATCACAACACCGGCGTTGTAGAGAAGGACCTTGTCCTTGGGGAGCGGGCCCTTCCAGTCGGTCAGCTTGTTGGTGAGGTCACCGAGCTTGTTCTTGACCGAGCTGAACATGGACGTGATACCGGAGATGAAGCCCTTGATGAGCTCGATACCGGCGTTCTTCAGCGTCGACCCGAGCGAGCTCAGTCCGGCCTTCGCCTTACCGGGCAGCTCCTTGACCTTGGTGATGGCCTTGCCGATCCACTCACCCACAGCAGAGACGAGCTTGCCGAGGGCCGTCGTGGTGGCCGTGCGGATCGTGGTCCAACCCGTAGAGAAGAACCGGCCGATGGCCGCGATTCCGTCCGAGACCAGACCGCGAGCGCCAGTGAAGAACACTCCGATGTAGCCGCGGATCGCAGCGAAGGCTCCGGTGAAGGTGCCCTTGATCGCAGCCCAAGCGGACTTGAACAAGGCGCCGATCGCCTTGAAGCCCTTACCGGCAGCGCCGAGGATGCCGACGTTCAGGAACACTTCGAGCAGGCCCAGGATCGTGTCCCAGACGCCCTTCAGCATCCCCTTGATGCCTTCCCAGAGCTGCTTGAACCCTTCCTTGAAGGTGTCCCAGTTGCCGTGGAAGATGCCGTCGAACAGGCCCCACCAGATCTTGAAGAAGCCGGCGATGTAGTCGAAGACTCCGACGAAGAACCCCTTGAGTCCTTCGAGGACCAGGCCCACACCGTTGATCGCGGCGACGAGAGCGCCGGCCAGGATCTCGATGATGAACTGGAGCACCGGCACGAGGATCGGCATCAGGAAGTTGACGACCGCGAGCAGTGCCTGAAGGAACGGCTGAAGCGCCTCGACCACGCGAGAGATCGCGTCGGCCAGCGGAGGCAGGACAGCCTGGACAACCTCGGACAGCATCGGAAGCAGAGGCTGGATGACTGCCGAGATGATCTGAAGCGCGATGGCGATCACCGGCTGGAGGGCCGTGAAGATCGTCGTCAGCGCCTGAGCCAGCACGGGCAGGATCGGAGCCAGCGCGTCCATCAGGGCGGACGCCAGAGGCATCACGGCCTGGAGGATCTGCCCGAAGATCGCAGCGATCGGGGGCAGGATCGTGCCCAGGAACTGGAACGCCGTACCCAGCAGGGAACCGACGATCGGGACCATCTGCTGGATGACCGGAGCCAGCGTCTGGAACGCCTGCGTCAGCGCGCCGCCGAGGAGCTGAACGATCGGGATGAGCTGCGGAGCCAGCGTCGAGAAGGCGCCCGCGAGCGGGATGATCGCAGCCGCGACGAGCTGCCCGAAGACCGGGAGCATCGCGGCAACGACCTGCATGATCGCGCCGAGCGCCTGGCCGAGCGGAGCCATCGCGGGAGCGAGGGCCTGCACCGCGCCGAGCAGTCCGTCGAACATGGCCGAGATGCCATCGGTGACAGCAGGCTGAGCGAGGGCCGAAGCCACCGCGGCCAGCGCCGTACCGATGATCTCGCCGGCCTTCGGGAGGACCGTCGTGAGCAGCGAGCCGAGCTCGATGAACAGGTTCTTGACTGCCGGCCCGGACGTCGTGGCGATGTTGTTCATCGCCTCGTGCGCAGCCTTGAAGACGTCGGTCATGCCGGACTGGAAGCCCTTGGAGTCGACCGTCTTGTGGATGCTGGCCAGTGCGTCGTTCAGCGTGCCGAGCGACGTACCGCCCGCCTCAGTCGCCGCGCGAGCGACGCCGGACAGGATGCCGTAGACGTTGTAGAGGACGCCGCCCAGATCCTTCAGGGCCTGGATGCCCTGGTCGACCTCGGCCTTGATCCCGTTCTCGCCCTTGGCCTTCAGGAAGTCGGCGAACTGCTTGGAGATGTTGACGAACCACGTCGAGAGCTGCGGCAGGTAAGAGGTACCGACCTTGCCCAGCGTCGCGATGATGTCGGCGAACGCCTTGGTTCCACCGGTCGCGATGGTGATGGACGACGACAGGTCGGTGAACATCTGCCCCAGCGCGGGG